AAATGGATTATTACCAGAATCTATATTGAATTTCTTATTACGTAATGCTGTTAGCATCTTAAGAATAGCATCGCCGATCATTTCATCTTTATAGGAGTAGTTGATGAAATTTGGCGCGAAGCCTAAACCAGTCGCGATCTTATAGATAGACTCTCCCAACTTTTCCGTTAGATCGTCTGTCTTATAATACTCAGTTATATCAGCGAGAAACTCCGCCGGATTTACGTAGTATACTTTTTTCTCTTTACTACTCTTCCGGCGTTTTTTCTTCGCCTTGGCTGGTTTCTTATCAGTTTTTGTCTTGCTAGCTACTTTTTTCGCTGCTGCTTTTGGCTTGGCTACTTGTTTCTTCGCTGCTAGCTTCTTCGTCTGTTTCTTTAATGGTTTGGCTCCCATAAGCTATATTTTCACTCCTATAAAATTCTTTTCTCTTCAGTGAATGTTGCGTACCATATTTCAGTTTATCAGCGATGTCAAATATAATCAACTTTTTCTTATCTTTATGCAATCTCAACCCTCGACCAACTGACTGTATGGTTTTTATTTTCGCTTTACCACCTGATGCAAAGATTATATAATGTAAATTCTTAATATCAATGCCAGTCGAAAAGATTTTTGAGATCGCGACTACAATTACATCAGATCTCTTCTCCATTAATTGTTTTATCTTTTCTCTATCCTTTACTTCAACCTCACCTCGAATGTAATATACCTTCTTTCGCGGGCAAAATTTCTTGAGATGTTTATATAAAAGTTCTCCATGCTCCAAATAGTCTACCATTAATAAAGCATTGTTATCGAAATTAGTACATAGAGTGCTGAGAATTAAATTCCGCCACATGCTATGGGTGATGAAATCTAGCTCATTCCTATATTCCTCAGTAGGGCTGGAAGTCGTCCTCCCTTTTGGGCGAGAGCCATATTCTAATTCAAGCATTTGAATCATGACTTGAGAGATGTATTTTGTCTTTCGGAGTTCGTAACTACTCTTTGAATATACAATTGGGCCTATCTTACCGATTATATTCCACTGATCAAGCGGATCTTCCGGCATAGTACCAGTAAAGCCGTACTTATGTGGCGTTTCAATCTTGTTAATGATTTTATTAATCTTATTCCCGCGGCGAAGCTTGTGAACTTCGTCAATCAACACCACGTCTACGTAGTTCATCCATGATGTGTCAGACTTATCGCTTTGTAGTATGCCTAAGTTGGTTATAACAACGTTGGTACCTAAGTCTAACTCATCATTACCAGTCCATTTTGATGTTGAAAATGTTGTTTCGTATTCTTTAAAGCCGTTAAACGTCTGCTCTACTAGTCCTAAGTCAGGTACTATAACAACACACTTAAAGTCTGGGTGCTGTTTTAAGATATTCTCTAGCACACTAGCCATAATCAAAGTCTTACCGCCTCCGGTTGCTAATTCAACCGTCCCACAACCATTTCTCAGACATAGTGACACAGTTTGCCGTTGATAATCTCTAAGATCATATTTTAAATCGGAGAATTTGAAATCATCATCAACTAATCGAGGCTTGCTCAGAGCTTTTGTAAACGCTTCAGTGTGTTCTAGCTTAGCATTGAACTGATTATCTACCAGATGCATTCTAATAGCATAGTATAACCCTATATCAAAGCGACCAGTTGGTGTAATGACATAAGTTCGCGCTGGCATGTAACGGCCACGCGCACGTGCAAACTTAGCAGCTTTATTTTGTACGGAGAAACGCTCTCTAATGTCTTCAAACAAGTCACCAGACATTACTGCCTTCCTTTTCCGTTCATCCCAGTCAAATTTTAATGTCATTGTGTTTCCAGTTTCATAATCTCTGTTAAATTACGAATATCAAATGTCATACTGCTTAAAATTCGCTCTACCTTCTCTAGATATTCGATAACAACGCGTTGCTCGTCAATTTGATCATTAATTTCTTCCATCAACCCTTTTTCGTCTATTAGACTTGATACTGCTGACACAGACAGGCGAACGGCCGCTTCTTCATTAATTGTCTCTATTAATTCTCGATGACGAAGCTTCTTTTTCTTTTTGAGGTCTATAATTGTTGACTTATGGCGCATTAACCTCCCAACCCATTTATGTTTAATGGCTGGCAATTTTAATTGAACATCATGAACAGTGAATGCATCTAATGTTACATCCATCCTAAGCTCTTCGCCATACTTCTCGAGTATACTCATTTATATCATAAATAATAACGTATACCGCTATGATATCAAGGTTTAAATTTCACTTTCTCAAAAAATTGGAAGAAGACAACATGGCTGGCGGTGCTGGATCAGTTTTCGGTGACGTTCAGGCTGCGGCTGCGGCGTGGCCACACGATTCTGACTTCCATAATAAGGGTGATACAAGGTTACCGTCAGGGCCAGCAAAGAAAAAAGGCGGGAAAAAGAAAAAGAAGAAAGATAGCTTCGTACAATTCCAGTTACTCCCGCTTCAGAGGAGAAATTTGAACAGGACAACGTAAATAGTGTCGATGGATGATATAGGTCATTGGCTTATCGAGTCAACAATACCAGAAGACGCGTACGGTTTCATATATGAGATTGAGAATACCTTCTCTGGCAAGAAATATATCGGCAAAAAGCAATTTTATCGCACAATTAAGCGGCCTCCACTGAAAGGTCGAAAGAATAAACGGATAAAGCTTGTAGAATCTGATTGGAGAGTGTATACTGGTTCATGTGCAGAGTTAAATGAAGACATTGAACTACTAGGGAAGGGTAAGTTTACGTTCAACATCCTCACAATCTGCTATAGTAAGTGGGAGCTAGCCTACGAAGAAGCTAAGATCCAGTTCGAAATGGGTGTCCTGCTGACGAATGAGTACTATAATGGTATAATAAACTGCAGAATCGGAAAGAAGCCCAAGCATGGAACAGCTGAAAGTAGACAAGTTTAACGTAACACTTATCAACCTAGCGGCAATACTACCTAAAATTGAAGTAAAGATAGCGGACGACCTATACTCACACGGTCTTTTGCCCCTTAAATTCGGTAAGGACACTAATAGCCTAGTGTATCACCACCTAATATTAGACATATGTAACAAGATTAAGACGGTTGACTCAGTGTACAAAGTGGTTTTATATGATTCTAGCCTATCTTTCATGGAAGAGCACATAAATATTCCTGATGGTCAACGGTTTATTGGCATAACACTCCGGAAGTTTAAGAGATTATTGCCTATAAACATATGGGAAGCACCCTATAGCATTAAGATGATAAAGAATTTACTAGGAAAGGACGGAGGAGAGCGAATAGAGTTGGAATATCAGCTGAATAAACTTACAAACTCGAAGAGAAAGACCACATATAGCTTTAGTAAGATACAAAAATTTGGTGAAAGATATGGACTACAATTCCTTACGAAGAACTTTTTTAAAAAAATTGAAAATAAGCAGTTGATTATCGGGTGACTGATGAATAAAGATAATACTTATATGATATAAACATATAAGAAAAAAAATAAGTACTTACATGAGCAAGGTAGAGCAAGTAATCGAAGCATATTTGGAAGCAACTGGATTGACTCCAAAAGAACTCGGAGCTGTCCGAAATGTACAACACAATGGCCCACAAACAAAAGGTGGTAAGAAGCTTGAGAAGGAATTAGTCACAGCCACGAAGAAACAAAACAAAAATGCTACCAGTGCTGCTCGGAAAGTAGCGAAACAAAATAGACAATCATGAAATTAAGAGATATATTAGATCAATACGGTCATCTATTAAACGAAACTCCTATGCCTGGTTCAGGTGAAGAAGAAGAAGTGGCTAATCCAGAGCAGCCGGTTGGAGAACCACCAACATTACCTACGCCGGAGACAGATGTAACACAACCTGTCGACCCTGCACCGGCGGCTGACCCTAGCGCTGGAGAAGTTGTTAGACCGCTCATGTCAGCTGGCGAATATGCTATGATTGAAAAGATTGCCAAAGCTGCTACAACAGATATTAGTGAAGAGAAGAAAGCAAAGATACGCGAAATAATGGCTCA